TCACTGCGGAAGGCGTCTGTAACAACCGAACTGATAATCTGCCAGACCCGCCATAACAAGCTGAGTCAGTATTAACTGGCAGCGTTCGCGTGAAAGGTAAGTATTCTGCGCAATTTCCCCGACGGTCGCCGGTTCGGTGACGCTTAATTCATTAAACACCACTCTGGCGGTTTCGGTCATATCCAGCTGTTTTAGCATGCCTTTTTCCCTTTTCTGGTTAACGTGACATACCAATAACTCTTGTCTAAAAAGCCAGCAAGCTGAAAGACCGGTATTCGCAACCACCAGCGCGTTTAACGTACTGCATCAATTTTCGAGCATAAAAAGACCGCCTGAGGGCAGCCTTTTTACATTAAAATTAAGTTTTCTTTAACTATGTTGTATGTGAAATTAGCATTCCCTACTGAGTTTATACAACTAATCTGACGTCACACGCACCATTATACTTACTAAAGAAAAGTCATCATCAGGTCCGGCTCTCTCTATACGACGCAAAATGCCATTAGAAAACTTCTGACTATTACTCATCGTATTTGATGTAAATCTGGGGCGTTTTTCCCAAACGTTATGAACCCCATCAGACATGATACACAGATGATATACCCCGTTAATACTAGGTAAATCTTTCCATGTGATAAAATCACAGTCGTATTCCATATCAACATTTGAGGCTATAGCCGTCGTTAAGATATTTTTGCCCGGTTTATCCTTCAAATCTCTGGGTTTAAAAATATTCTGATCAATTAGCATCTGATGCCTGGTATCGTCCTTCGTCAATTGGTATGCTTTCTTCTCTCCAATGCAATACAAACGACAATCACCAATATGACCAATAATAATTCCGCTATCACAAACATAACAAAACGTAAGTGTAGTAGCAGCTTTATCGAACTCATCATTAACATCAGCTAACGACATAACCTTTCGCTTAACTTCATCAAATACATCCGGAACTGTGTCAAAAGATAAGCTTGTCAATGCTGAAAGTTCAGCAATTGCCATTGATGAAGCCTGACTGGCACCAGTGTATGAACCTACACCATCAGCTACGGCAAATAAGATGCCATCCCCTACAATTTTGGGAGGAAGCAATGAATCTTCGTTGACCCTACCTGGTTCTTTTGGATACGAGAATGATGAAGTCGCTATCAGCTGAATCATGACTCACTCCTTAAAAAAGAATGCACAAAATCAAACGCCACATCATCTATTGTCTGATATCTATCATCTTTATCCATCCTGGTACACTTCGCTATGATAGGCTTTATTTTTTTATCATCTAAATTTAAGTCCTCAATTAACCGCCCCACCGCATAAACATCAGTCTTAACTGAATACTCGGCATTATATAAAATCTCGGGAGCCATATATCTTGTACTTCCCATACGGGTACCGATCTCGGTCAATTTAGTGGTATCCCCTTCGGGATTTGTATCTTTTACCAGACCAAAATCAGACACCTTGTATGTTCCGTCGCTAAATCGCAAGACATTAAATGGTTTTATATCTCTGTGTAAATAGCCTTTCGCATGGATGTGAGCTACACCATCTAATACCATTTTCACTATTGAAATTTTTTGATCTGTTGTAAGAAGGTTGTTCGTTATTTCGTGCTCAAGATCACATTCTGCTTTATCCATAATGAACCATGGATTCTCGGCAAACAAATCGCACAAATAAATAGGAACAATATTGCTATGTACGCAATGTGATTGATACACGACCTCCCTTTTAAAACGCCTTCTAAACTGCTCTATTTGCGCCAAAAGCTCTGGTTTTTCGGGGGCTAAAACCTTTCTAGCATAATCCCCACATTCACCCTTGTTGAGGTTGTAAACCTTAACGTGTTCAACAAAGCCAAATGCACCCCTTCCAATCAACTGAATTCGTTTTATAAAGTAATTACCGTGCTGTTCTTCCATTAAGCTCACCGACCTAAATTGTAAGAATATCCATATCTTACAACTACAGATAAAAAGGTCCACAGAGTTAAGCAAAAAACCCGCATTTAAGCGGGTTTACACACTATACGGCAAAATATCACATTTACATAAAATGTATGCGATTTAATTGACTTTTGCAATATCTCGTCGTGAAAAGGTCGCTTTTTGTTGCGATCTCATTTTCACGGTGCAAATCAAGGATTCTGTATCGAGTTTCTTAAAAATGTCGCACATCTCACGCCAGTAGTTCGCATAATTATGGCTCCAGTTGTCAGGCTTAACTCCACACAGTCTGGCAAGTTCCTGTCGCTGGTAGACGTCACGCCCAGTAATCCTCCCCCTGACATCCTGCGCCGCCAGCCAGATTAATTTCTTCAGACGCTCAAGCGTTTTCCCTGTAATTTTTCTGGTGCCAAAATGCACCTGAAACTTATCCCACGCCCATTTCGCAATGACCACCTGATAATCCCAACTCGGATTTTCACTGTATACCCACAGCACCCACGCCTTCTGATGCTCTTCAAGAGACAGAACGGCGCGTCGCCATGATGATGTCGAAAACTCAACCGGACTGACCAGGGCAATTGATGAACCTTTCGCCAGCGATTGCTTTCCCGGGATCGGTGGATTATCCAGCGTTACCATTTTTCCAGTGACCTTATCGCGGTACCGGATTTTTTTACGTCTGTAACGTCCTGTATCAAACATGGCATTCTCCTGCCAGGCTTCAAGCTGACCTTTTGTTGCCCCACTCAAATCGGCGGTGGCGATAATGAGCTGCTCACGAACAAACTGTAAATACTGGTTATTCATGCGCACTCCAGCTCTGTGATTTTTATCCCCAACCGACCACCAGGAACAGGCAGTCCGCGCACAATATTGATTTCATCAAACTGCTCGTCGTCGATAAGCAACCCCGCATGTGTCAGTGCATCCAGTGGTGCTTTCAGAATATTGTCCAGGTCACGACGGCGCTTATCCGGTGGCTCTGCAATCACCTTTATCGCCAGCCGTCCGGACAGGTTTAATTTCAGCCGCTGCTCGCGAACAATTAGCGCCACATCCCGGCGATAACGCTCACCGGCTTTTGATACAAAATATGTGTTGTCACGACGTCGCCAGTAGGTGTTCACCGTTGGCGGATAAGGCAAAACAAACTCTATACGCATCAGTAACCTCTTTTACCCAAGCACGCCGGTTGCAAAGGCGTGATCAAGAAAATGAAAAATTAAATCAACCTGGGAACCATGCTTTTCTTCGAATACCAGCGGATCCGCATGAAGCTCGTTGTGATGCTCCCGACAGCGGGAAATTTTTGAGACAGCGCCCCCCTGCCGATCATCCCACACCAGTATATGCGTACGATATTTACCGTGTTTTTCGCAGCATCCAACCCCTTCAGATTCCCGACAGGCACGGTAAGGCCATGGCTTTTCGCCATTCTGAGCAAATGCAATCTCTGCCCGTAACTCATCCATTCGCGCCTGTAGTCTTGTTTGTTTCTCACGTTGGTCAATCGTCATCATCGCTGTCACCTCAGAATGTCAATTTGTTACTGGATTTACCGAATTTGTCAGACATGGCTCCCAGGCCAGCCAGGACATCGACCTGTCGCTGTCGCCCACCTCCGTGAGCGGCTGGCTGTTGCCAGTAATCTTCGAAGTGACGATCGGGTCCAAAGAACGTCGCAGCCTGCTTCACGAACTGTGTGCCGGTATTTCCTGTAGCACGTACCCAGGCGGCATACCGCTTCACGCCATCAAGCATGGTCTCCGGTTTTATTCCCTCCCTGATACGGGCTTTCCAGGCTTTGAAGGCTGCTGACTTGGAATTGCCACCAGCACGTTTGGGATATTCCTGCCAGGCCTGTTCAAATTCCGGTGAATATTCCTGTCGGGCAGAACGCGCTGGCGCAGACGCGTCAGCGGATGCATCAATAGTGTTTTTAGTCTCCGTTGTAATCTCTGTAGTAATCTCTGTATTTGTATCAACATTCGGCGTATCCCCTGTTCCGTTATGACGTCGGGGGGTGTTCCGTTTTAACGTAATAGCTGTATCGCTGATTGCATTATTGCTGTTACTTTCTGGCGAAACAGAAGAAGGTGTGGTGATGGCCGCAATTGCCTGTGGGTTGATCCCGACAAACAAAATATTGCTGCATTTCACCCCATCGAGCATTTCCACCGTGCGTAAATCCAGAGTAATAAACCCTGCATCGCGCAGACGCTTCAGCGCATCTGCGGTTTCCCTTTTCCCGAAACCAAACTGCTCAGCAAACGCCTGGTAGCTTCTTTGCAGTTTGTCGCCCTGAAAACGCTTGCGATATCCCAGCAACGCTCCGGTGTGCTCATCCCTGACCTCTGTCGGGCGGTACCAGTAAACGATCTCTGAAAGCAGAGCGATAGCCGTCGCATCCGGACGCCCACTGGGTAGTCGAATATATTTCCACCAGTTCGCAGGTGTAACATTGCCGGAAATATTAATTTGACCAATAGCCATAACTTCCGGTGTGGGGGCGTAACGGCTCATACAACCTCCTTCCGCGGCATGAGAATTGTGTAGCCACGCGCAGGTTGTAGTCTGGCTTTTGCATCAATAGTAAGCGTTGCAATTTTTTGGATATGAAGATAACCAGCTCTTTCCAGTGCCAGGGTTTCCCTGAATATCGCTTGCTTAGAACAACAGCAGAAATCAGCAAGCACCTGATGATCAATAACTCTCTCGCCTTCACCGTCTGAAGAACCCGACATCAAAACACGCAACATAATCAGGCGCTGAATCGGGTTATCGAAAGCACATCCGCACACAAACTGAAAACAGTTCACGCCACACCTCCCAGACGCTTAAACATTTTTCCAGACAGAAATACCGCCAGAGGGTAACTGATGGTGTAGCTACGCCCCTGTAGTTCGCACACGACTTTCTGGCTTTCAGCGTTGACTAGGCAAACCCGCAGAACGTGACCGTTGCTGGTGGCGAACCACTGCCCCACACGGGGGCAACGGTTGTATCGGTGATACAGGGAATTAACGACGCGGCGAATCATGGGCGCACCTCCCATTGATTACAGCAGAAAGCGGTAAGATTCAGGCTGTTCTCTGCCTCATGGAATGCTTCAATGCAGCTCTCGTAGTACCGCATTGTGCGCAGACTTAACCCAAGCTGAAGCATCATCAGGCCATCAAGGGTGATGTAATAACCACGCAGGGAGTCACCGTAGATGTGATAAGTACCCGGTATGAAATTGCGGGTAAAAAACTCGCGTGAGCAGTTCAGATACTCGATTTTGTCGACGATGTTCTGGTGCATGCGCTTAAAGTGGCAGGCAACATGCAGGGAGAAAATAACGGCCTTGCCGTTGACAACTTCAATTTTCAGGTATGGGGAAGTTGGGACTGTAGCCATGATGGCAGCCTCCGTATGCAATGGATAACTTCCACCACCGGAGCTGCGAAACTCACTGGTGGCAGACTGAACAGGGTTCGCAGTACCGGCGCATACGGAAACCGGCGAGCCTTTCGGCTCCCCTGCCCAGCCCACCATAATTCTGGCGTGCGTGAGCGCGGACGATAAAAAAGACGCTGGCGCGTCGTATATCGCCGTATGCAATTCCGGGCTGCGACCCCCGGCACCCGCTTTATAAGGTGCGGAGACAGTGTAACGTCCCGAAATTGCAGAATCAATATTTGGTCTTGAAATGATCATATAGCTGCTGATATCTTTAGAACTGTTCTTGGATGTTTCGGAACCGTTTTATGCGAAACAGCTCCCCGTTATTGATGTTGAGTGAGCCGGGTTACTCCCGGCTTTTTTTTCACCGCTGCCAACCAATAACCTGAAATAACCCCATTTTCGGGTGATACCAGCGAGTCCCTCGCGGTTCTGCTTCCTCCATAACCCGATAAAAAGCAGCCATAAACGGTTCCACAGCAACAATTGCTCGACGTGACAACAATCCGTCCGGCGTCATGAACTCATGGGTGTCTGTAGGAATCTGATAGGCGTTCACCAGATTGCGGCATTTATCATCTGACAAACCGGTTTTTGCTTTCAGTTGGCGATATCCGGCATAGCCCTCACGAATAGTGCCCTTTTTAATTTGCTCGACTGTTTCAGCAACGTGGCTGACTTTTTCTTCCACCTGAGTGATCCGTTTCTGCTGACGAACTGCTTCAAGAGCCATCGCGGCAACCATTTCGATTTCGCTCATTGGCTTACGGATCTGTTCTTCCAGTTCGCGCCAGCGATCTACCAGGCGAGCAGTGAATTCAGGACAGAGCTGTGCGACGACAATGATGCTGTCGCGCTTACCTTGTTCTCCTTCAAACAGGTAATGCTCATATTGAACTTTAAAACCTAAGTTATTGATTCTTTCGGAAACCTCAATTTGAGGAGACCGGACAACGCCACCTTTGGCTAATGTTTCAATAGTGCGTTTCACATTGTCATGACGTTTACCCACCAGCTCTGCAATTTCAACGCTGGTCATGGATACTTTGCCGTTAAAAATTGCGATGTTCATTGTTTATCTCCTGCGTGTATTCCATCCGCTCTGTGTGGTGAACTTGGATTTAGGCTTTTGCGTAACAAGTTAGGAATTCCATCTTCAGGGTGAGGATAAAGATCTGGCCTTAAGCCATGAGGCGTAACCTTCCATGCAACTACTTCACATACTCGTAAAACGAAACGAGCAGGAATTGTGCTTTTTGAAAACCACTGATTCACCGCTTGCGGCGTCACACCAAGATTTCGCGCTATGGCATTTTGCGCAATTAATGCACGAAGTTTGTCGTAATCATTTCCTTCCATAACAAAGCACCAATATTAACTTTATAAATCAAGAATACATCAAGTTTAAATTAACATGCAAGTTACAAAAGGATCGAATACACTAAAATCAAGTAAAGATTTATCCTTGTAAAGAAACCCACAGGATTTGGTCATGAAGAACGTCAAAAACACGGAAAATCGAATAGCCGCGATGCTGAAAGCAAAAGGATGGACTCAGGCTCAACTGGCCCGCAAGTTAGGTGTGAGTGCGCAATCAGTGCAGTACTGGACAACAGGAAAAACATTTCCACGGAGTGATAAGCTCGCGCATTTATCAGAGATTAGCGGTTATCCACAATCCTGGTTCTTAGGTGAAGACTCCTCACCAACCTTTTCCTCGCAAGAGAAACACCAGACAAGAACAGATAGCGTCGTGTTTAATGTCCTTGATGTTGAGTTTAGTTGCGGTGATGGAACTCATGTCCGTGGTGACTTGATAGATGTAGTGCGCTCAATAGAACTTGATCCTGAATATGCCCGACGTCTTGTTGGAAATCGGGCATTCAAAAATATAGAAATAGGTAACGCCAGAGGAGACAGTATGGCTCCCACAATCTCACCTGGCGACCTTCTTTTTCTTGATAAGACAGTAACTTATTTTGATGGCGATGGTATTTATGCATTTTGTTTTGATGGAGAATGCTACGTGAAAAGGCTTCAAAAAATTGGAAGCAAAATCATGGTGTTATCTGATAACCCCAATTATCAACCATGGAGCATCGAAAAAGAGGGGTTAGCTCTGCTTTATATCCAGTCTAAAGTGATCTCATCAGTACCATTCAACATAAACAGATTTGGTTAGTCTTTGATTCTAACGGGCTTTGCCCGTTTTTTTTCTGCCTGAAATATACGATATCAATTTTTTCTTGACAGGCTATTTCCCAAAACATAATATCGCACCATCAATTATAACTTGATTTGATTCAATTTAAAATTGTTGGTGGATATATGAAGACACTAAAAGCAACTCCAGAAACAACTAATTTTATCAACTGCGGCTGTGTTACGCTTAAGGGCTTAGAACTTGATTCCTTTGCATTAAATATTGCAAATTTGCTAAGTGCTGTACGCACATTCCATCTTCTGGATTGTGCTCGCTCAAAGGAACTGGGCATTGAGGTAATGGAATTTATCCATGAATATGCTCTATCTGCTGCTTCTCCTGCGCAACAAAAACAATCCTTCCCTGAAAGCTGGCTGGTTAACCTTCGCACCCAACGCGAAGCCTGCGGCTTAACAACCGCCGAACTCGCCAGGCTGCTCGATCTCGATGAAGAAATTATCATCCAGTGGGAGAGCGGAGAGTATGAACCAACTATCAGTATGCTTATCCCACTGGCAAATATTCTTGGCTGCGATGCGATGTGGCTGTTAACTGGCGAAACGGCAGCAAAGGATATCTGCGCATGAAAAACTGTAATGCTTACCATATTTGTCTCATTGGTGAATTGCTTGATTTCATACAAAAAAGCACTGCGCGCAATAATAAAAATATAACATATGGTGATCTGGTAATAATTTCAGAGGATATAAAGAGCATCGCTCTTAAATTCAAGAGCGACGCGAGTATTGATGACGCTATTTACGCTTATCTTGCGAAAATAATTGACGGATCCAAAATCCAGCCTCTGGATGAACCTCGTCAGTGAAAAACTCCTTTGATGAAGATGAGAACTGCTTCATAAACTTTACTTTATCTTCAGGTGAAACTACCTGACGAATTAATGCGGAGATAGCAACTTTGTGCCAAATTAATTCTTTTTTGAGTTCTGAAATCTCTTTTTCGAGTTGCTCTGCGTTAATCATTTATCCTCCATTGAGAGCTGAATTGAAAATGGGGACCAACACGCGGCTACGTGTGGTCGTGCGCCGGACACGGATAAGCATCCGGTAACTGATTATCAATCATTGCGGAAACAGTCTCAATATGAAAACACTTCTGAGACTCGCTATATAGCAGGACATATAAGTCAGCTGAGGAAGCCATGAAAAAGTTCGAAAACATAACTGTTCTCCATGTTGATGACTTTGATTATACAAACCCGGAACTTCTCCCGGAGGTTGTAAAGGCAATAGATGTTGCCGATATAGTGATTAGAGGAAAGAGAATTGTCAAAAACAGGCTCGCATGCACTTCAGAAGCAATGACAGAAACAACCTCACAGCAAGATAATTACGAAGGCATTTGTCTGGAGCCTGATTCATTTGCGGTAAATGTTTATCATTTATTGCATGCAACACAGGTATTACATATGTCCAGTAATCACGAAACGAAAACACTCGGCAGCGAAATTCTGAATTTTGCATGTGAGTATGCAAAAACTGCTGCCGAAAAAGAATTAGCGCAATAACAACAAATATGCTCTGAACGTTTATTGCGGTTTTATCGCCGGGGATTGTTACAATCTTAATCCACAGGAGGATTTATTATGACTTTTATAAAGAATATGGCATCACACAAGACCGCCTGTCTTATTGCACAATACGGTGAAAATTACATACATATTGCCTGCTTATTTCTGCGTAAAGCATACGGGAAATAACAAATGACACATGAACCCATTAATACATATCGTCGCCGTATAGCTGTTGCAGCACTCCATCGAATAAAACGTAAAACAGGTGGTGATCTGCTTATTGTTGACCTTCTGGATGGGAACATTACGACCATAGAAATAACAGAACAGTTTATAAACCAGTTGCTGTTGCGCTTTGAAGATATTACCCGTGGTGAATTGGGTCGAGTGGAGGGTGAAACAGAATTCCGAACTGCATACCAGAATGCCATCGGGATTAATCAACATACTGAATACCAGGCTGAAACCGGAAAGTTAATTATAGACAACCTTTTACAAGAGGTTATTGATTACGCGAAAGAAAAATATATCAGCGGAGGAATTAACTGATGGCTAATTTATCCCCTGTATCTGTTGTGCACGAAAAAGTGCAGATCGTTATGACAATTGAAAATGGCCAGGTAACAGATGTCTGCAAAGTCCGCGATGGAGAGCTGATTGCCAGCATGGATACATTCATATGGCTGGCAGAAAGAGCGGGGTATCAGATAACAGCACCTGCTCAGGAGGAAACCAGTGACATTAACAGCAACGCGAATTCCTGAGTGGGTCCACCAGCAGGCGTTGCTGGTCCTGCGGCGGTACAGATGCCGACGTATATTCCCGCATCGGATACAGCGCAACGGATATCTCAGTCTGAAGGTTAACCGTCGCTGGCGGCTGTTATCGAAAGACGACGGCCGGAACTGGGAAATAATGAGTCATGAACGTTATTCGGGAGAAATAAAGAAATGATCGACAACCGCACCGCCAGCGCCATTGACCAGGCATTACAGAAACATGATACACCCGTCGGCCCGTTATTTTTTGTAACACATCACGGAAGAACAAAAAAATGCCTCACTCGAAAAACGGCAATTCGTTACCTGGCATTCTTTATGACCACCCGCGCTTTTGAACGTTCAGGATTCCGACAACGCCATCCTGACAAGCGTTTTATCTTCAACGGGAATGAAATATGGAAACGTGGAGAATCAACCACAGAGTACACCCGCGCACACCAGCGAACAATCAGACGACTGCGCAGACTCATCGCCAGGAAACAGTATACAGAAAAATGGTTCAGAAAATATGACACATGGAGCGCCGGATATTACGAACTGATGGCAACAAAACCATTCTGACGTAAACGAAATTAACCATGACGCAATTAAATAAGGCAAGCTGAATACAGCAGGAGGACCATGAACATTTATTTCAGAATAGTTATATCACTGGCAATTATCGCATGTATTTACGGATTGCTCGTCCCGTTTCTGATATCAATGAAGGATACGGTAGCGGTGATTTCTGGCTTTGCACTGACGTTTCTAACCCCGCCATGTATTTATACCATTTATAAGGGGCTTTCTTTCACTAAGGATAAAAGATGAAAAAAATTATTTTTTCTTTAGCCATTGTTCTGCCTGCCATTGGCCTTGTCGGTTGTGATCGTGTTGAGCCTGGTAATGTGGGCATCAAAGTCAACAAACTTGGCGACGACAAAGGCGTCGGTGAAGTGGTCGGTGTTGGTCGCTACTGGACAGGCTGGAACACTGAAGTTTATATCTTCCCGACCTTTAAGCAGATGAAGACCTACGATGATCCATTCAGTTTCCAGATGAGCGATGGAACAACCATTGGTTACCACATCGGAGTAGCCTACAAGGTTGATCCATCCAAAGTTACCACAGTCTTTCAGACCTACCGCAAAGGCGTGGACGACATTACCGACACCGACCTGCGCCAGAAGATAGCCGACGCACTCAACCGACTGACCAGCAAAATGACCACCGACAAATTTATCGACGGCGGCAAGCCTGAGCTGCTGGATGCAGCTCTTAAAGACATTCAGGAAGAAATGACGCCCATCGGTATTCAGGTAATAAGCCTCTCATATGTGGGTAAGCCGGAGTACCCGCCTACTGTTATCGACAGCATTAATGCCAAAGTCACGGCGAACCAGAAAACTCTGCAACGCGAGCAGGAAGTAAAACAGCGCGAAGCGGAAGCCAACATGTTGCGCGCGGAAGCTGCCGGACAGGCTGATGCGATTCGCACAAAAGCCCAGGCTGAAGCCGATGCTATTCGTTTACGCGGTGAAGCTCTGCGTCAGAACCCCGGTGTTATGGAGCTGGAAGCCATCAATAAATGGAACGGCACGCTGCCGCAATACATGACCAGCGGTGCCAATACACCATTTATCCAGGTTAAATAACTTAATATGCCCGGCAGGCCGTCGGGCTAAGGGAAAAGCAGATGAACACTCATAATACTCAACCGCAAATAATGAACTATGACCCAAATCTGACGTCATGCGGACGCATGGCGAAACAAACCATTCGATTAACTTTCGGGCAATGGGAATACCGCGAAACATTCGAAGTCACTGTTGGTGGCAACCTGACCGGACTCGATGTTATCAGTTGCGCTATTGAAAGCCTGTACGCAACACTGCCTTATGAAGAAGTCGAGGATGAGCGTACAGGGGAAACAGATATCATGGCCACCATTAATATTGGCGAACTGATATGTCAGGATGAAGACCTGTCCGGAGAACTCTGGCTTGCCGGGATGCTTATCTCAGCAGAAATTATCAGTATTGAACCCGCTACAAACATACGGCTCTGAAGTTCTCACTATTCAGAGAGCAGGAGAAAAAATGTTCGCTTTGATTAATCAGGGACAACTGTATACCGACAGTGCCGGTTACCCGGTAATAATTATTCGCTGCATAAACAACACTGTGTTGTACAGAAGAATTGATGGGCGAACACAGTCAGTAAAAATAAACGATTTCAATGAACTGTTTGAACGGATTGATCACCAGGAATACCGACAAATTCTGGCAGAAACAGAGCAGGAAGCTCATCTGAAAAAATTACGGGCCATGAAAAGGAAGTAAAGAATGAATAAAGCGTTTGAGCTATGGGTGCGCCAGCGTTACGGCAATCGCTATGACCTGACGCGAGATGTTGACGGCTTCTACTGTCGTGAAATTGTGAAACGAATGTTTGAAGTGTGGTGCCACTGCCGTGGGCTGAGTGTTGTGTGAGGTAATGCATGGGCAATGTGATTCAACTGGCTCCCAATGAATGGGTTTGTGAAAGCGTTCTTATCGCAATTACCGGGCTCAAACCAGGCACAATTCTTCGGGCCCGGAAAGAATGCTGGATGGTTGGAAGAGAGTATATTCACGTATCACCAGACGGTAATCCAAAGCCTTCCAGTGAATGTATGTATAACAGAAAAGCAATAGATGCCTGGGTCGCCTCAATGAAAAACAAACAACCCAGGTGATTTAATATCATGAAATATGTAAGCTCGTATCGCTCTTGGGCGTCTGGAGGTATCAATGGATAAAGTCAAATATCCAACAGGCGTCGAAAACCACGGCGGCACATTACGCATCTGGTTTAATTTTAAAGGTAAACGTGTCAGGGAAAATCTTGGTGTCCCTGACACTGCCAAGAACAGGAAGATCGCCGGGGAACTGAGGACATCGGTATGTTTTGCCATCCGCACAGGAAGCTTTGATTATGCTGCACAGTTCCCTGACTCCCCCAACCTTCAGGCTTTTGGGGTAAGTAAAAAAGAAATTACGGTGAAGGAACTTGAAGAAAAGTGGCTGGATCTGAAACGAATGGAAATCTCTGCAAATGCATTCAATCGCTATGAATCCGTTGCAAGAACGATGGTTCCGAAAATTGGAGGCAGCAGACTGGTGTCATCGGTAACCAAAGAGGAATTGCTGTATATCAGGAAAGATTTACTGACTGGGTATCAGAATTCAACGAAAAACAAAGCAGCAGCAAAAGGACGGAGCGTCGTTACTGTAAATTATTACATGACAACTATCGCTGGAATGTTTCAGTTTGCTGCAGATCACGGTTACTTAGAAGCAAATCCCTTCCAGGGAATTAAGCCTCTTAAAAGAGCCAGGGCAGAGCCAGATCCGCTAACTCGTGACGAATTTATTCGCCTGATAGATGCTTGCCGACATCAGCAGACGAAAAACCTGTGGTCATTGGCTGTGTACACAGGAATGCGTCACGGTGAACTGGTCTCCCTGGCCTGGGAAGATATCGATCTGAAAGCAGGAACTATTACTATCAGGCGCAATTATACGAAACTCAGTGAGTTCACTCTACCTAAAACTGAAGCAAGTACAAACAGGGTTGTGCATCTTATCCAGCCCGCTATCAGTGTCCTGAAAAATCAGGCTGAAATGACAAGACTGGGTAAGCAGCACCACATCAAGGTTCAACTACGTGAATATGGGCGCTCAGTGAATCATGAATGTACTTTCGTATTTAACCCCCAGGTGGTTAGAAAAAGCAAACAGGTCGGTTTTATCTACAAGGTAGATTCTATTGGCGACTCATGGGAAACAGCCGTTAAGCGTGCGGGCATCAGGCACCGGAAAGCATACCAGTCACGACACACTTATGCGTGCTGGTCATTATCTGCCGGAGCAAACCCAAGCTTCATTGCCAGCCAGATGGGCCATGCAAGTGCCCAGATGGTATTCAATGTATACGGAGCATGGATGACTGACAGTAATGCAGAACAGATCGCAATGCTGAATCAGAAGCTGGCAGATTATGTCCCAATGATGTCCCATGGTCACCAAAGTGACACAAGAGACTTATTAAAATCAGTGGGTTAG